ACAACACCATACGGAGAGGGTTGCGGAAAATTGATGTGGGATGCATGGGGTGGAGACGAGGGCATTGCATGGGCGCAAAAAAAATTAAAGCAAATTGATGGTGAGATGGCCACATCAGTTTTCAAAAAAATATCAGCCATCACAAACAATCTAAAAAACCAAATCAGCAATATGAACAAGCAGATTACAAATGCTTTAGGATTGCAGGAGGGTGCTGCGGAGGATATTATCACTCAGGCCATCAATAGCCTGAAAGAAAAATCATCCAAAGCATCTGAAAGCCTTAAAGCAAAGGATGCTGAAATCAGCACCTTAACAAACAAGGTCAATGACCTTACCAATTCTTTGAATTCAGTATCCGCAGAGCGTGATTCTTTCAAAGATAAAGTTGAATCAGCACAGGCCGAAGTATTAGCAACCAAAGTTGCAGATGCAGTTGCCAATGCCGTTAATGCCGGAAAGATTGCAGACAATGCAGAAAGCCGCAACAAATGGTCAGAGAAATTGGTGAATGATTTTGATGGCACAATGGATTTGATTAATTCAATTCCTGTGAGCAAAAAAGCACCATCTGCAGTAACCAATTTCGGCCAAAGCACGGATAGCAAAATTCCTGCAAATTATGCCGCAAAAGTGATGGCAAGAATTGCAGAAAAAAACAAATCGAAAAAATAATCCATAAGCAAGTAACACAATGGAAGCATTAAATATACAAGATACCACCTATGCCGGAGAGGCAGCATCGGTGATGATTGTTAAGGCCGTTACAGGTGCAGACACCATCAATGGTGGCAACATATATCTGAAAGATGGCATCAAAAAGAAATTCACAATTCCAAAATTGGACATTGCAAATTTCATTCAGGCAAGGCAGGCAACACCTGTATCATCAGGTGATGTGACAGTTGCAGGTGCAGTAATTGAGCCACAGGATTTCATGATGTATTTAGAAATGAATCCGCGCGATTTTGAAGAACATTGGTATGCGGTTCAGTTGAATCCAAAACTTTTGGATGCTGAATTGCCACAGACCTTTGAGGCTTATTTCATGATGTACATCCTTGAAAAATTGGATGAATTTGTTGATGGCCATATATGGCAAGGCCGCACGGCCTACGCAACAGGCACAACACCTGCATCAGTTGGCGCACCTGCATCAGCAGCACAATATGAGTATTTTGATGGTTTAATCAAAAAGGCATTGGACAATGCATCAGTAATTGATGTTCCAACACCTGTTGCATTAACATCATCCAACATCATAAGCAAATTGGAAGATGCAAGGGCATTACTGCCAAAGGCATTACTAAGAAAGTTTGGTGCAAACGGAACAAAATTCCTCCTTTCATATGAAGATTATGAAAAGTATGAAGAGGCATTGATTGCGCTGCAATACAAGGGGCCAAGTCCGGAGGGTGTTATCAATGGCCAATATAAAGGCTACAATGTTGAGCGCATTGCCGGAATTCCCGAAAATACTTTCATGGTATGTATAGCAAGACCATCCACAGAATCAAATTTGTGGTTGGGCATGAATTCAACAGAGGACAACCAATTGGAATTAAAAAGACTGCAGGCCAATTCAGAATTATTCTTTGCAAAAGGATTGTTCAAAATGGATGTGCAGATTGGATTTGGTGACCAATTAGTATTGTACACAACGCAAACTGCCTGAAATACATCAGCATACGATTCAGGATATGGCGCAGGATATGATTAATTCTGCGCCATCCTTTAAACACTAAAAAAAACAAAACAATGAAAAAACTTTTTTCTCTTTTCTTTCTGATTGCCGTGTCTTTGTCAGTATTCGGACAATCTACATCACCGCGATTTGGAACGGCCAAAAATCAGGACAATACAGGCCGCGTATTGCAGTATAAAGTTGTAACATCGAATGATGCTGCAGGCAATGACACAATATCTGTTACTGCAAATGCATGGCAGACAATTGTAAGGCCATCAAGCAACATCACAGATTCTGTGAACATCAAAGCAGTTGTAACCAATTGCCGCATGGGTGATGAACTTTATGTTGTGGTATCAAAAGGTGCAGGTGCAGGTGCAGTTAGATTCCCCTCTGCATATTTTATTAATGATGCTGCAGCTAACAGATATACCATTGGAGCAAACAAAACTGCAGTATTCTTCTTTAAATTTAACGGCAGTAAATGGCACATGGTGTCTAAGACTGTTGCACCTTAATTAATCGCGTAAAATCCCCATAAAAAACGCAATCATGGCAAAAGAAACATCATTCAATCCTGAGTTGATTAAATTTCTGCAATCGGATGCAGGCAGTCATGTTAAAGTAGTTTATTTTAACGAAAATGGCAAATGGTTATTCCGGTCAAAAGGTGAATTCACAAATGCAGTAAATGCATCTGAAATCACCGGTCAATCTGTTGTGGAGGAAATTGAATCAGAGGTTGAATTAAAGCCAAAAAAAGGTAAGAAATGAGCGATTTCGCAATTCAGCACGCAGAGGCATTGGCCATCAAAAAAGGCATTCCTGTATCAAAATTTGATAACGTGGTTTGTTTTTCAGATGGTACAATCTTTTGCAATACAACGCAGGAAATTGTGGATGGTTATATTTCTAATCAAAACGTGATTGCCATTTGGCTAAAAGAGCCAAAGGCCAAAAAAACCACAAAAAAATAATCGGCAATGTCGTTACCATTACCACAGATAACATTTGATATTCAGGCAGGAGGATTAGGCCGCAGGCCATCCAATGACGATTACATCAGCGCATTCATTGGATATATTTCAAACGGCAATTTGCCTGCAGGATTTACAACCAATGACAGAATCAAAAGGGTATTCAGCATTCAAGAGGCAGAGGCATTGGGAATCAATCTGAATTACACAGATGAAACCAAAGCAACAGGCACATATACCATCACCGCAATTGGCAGCAATGGTGATACACTTGAATTGTTTATACCGCAGCCATCCGGCACACCTGTATCAATAGGTGTTTATACCAAAACTGCATCAGAAACAACGGCAGGGCAAGTTGCAACGGCATATGCTGCAATAATAAATGCAGGAACATACATTCATGGATTTACCGCAACAGCATTATTGAATGCAATCACAATTACTGCAGCACCCGGATTAGGAATTTATCTTAATACCTTAACTGCATCTGCAACAATTGTTGGAACAATTGCAGGAACGGCAGCAGCGTTTTCCGGAGGTGTGGGCAGTCGTATTGCAGTATTTCATTATCACATCAGCGAGTATTTCCGATTGAAGCCAAATGGCCAATTGTATATTGGTTTATATGCTGCATACGGAACGAATTTTGAGGAAGTGACATTGGTACAAACTTATGCCAATGGTGCAATCAGGCAGATGGCAATCATGAATGATTTTTCTACTGCCTATGCAACAAGCCAAACCACAAAGATTCAGGCACGATGTGATGAAGTTTTCGGGCAATACAGGCCAATGGTTGCATTGTTTGCACCGGAGATTTCCGGCACGGCATCAGTTTCATCTTTGCCAAATAATTCCACATTAGATTCTGAAATGGTTTCTGTTGTGATTTCTCAGGATGGCAATGCGAGAGGAAAATATCTTTATCAGACAATTGGAAAATCAATATCTGATTTAGGTGCAAAATTGGGTGTATTGAGCCAATCAACCGTGAGCCAATCATGGGCATGGATAGGACAATTCAACATGAGCAATGGCACAGAATTAGATACAATTGCATTCAGTAATGGTGAGGCTTATACGAGCATTGCCGCAGGTGCATTGGAATCTTTAAATGCATATGCTTATTGTTTCCTGAGAAAGATTGAGGGAATTACCGGAACATACAACAATCAACCAAATACTGCCACATTGCTTACATCTGATTTCAGATATATCTATCTAAACAGAGTAATACAAAAGGCAATAAGAGTTGTGAGGGCATCCACATTGCCGACATTATCATCACCAATTGTTTTGAAAGCAGATGGAACATTGCCTGATTGGCAGGTTGAAAATCTGCAGTCATTAGGAGATAATGCAATTGGGCAGATGATTTCAGATGGTGAATTGTCCGGAGGTCAAACAATTGTGAATCCATCACAGAATGTTTTGGCTACAAACACAATAAACGAGGCAATCGAATTACTGCCAATTGGTGTTGCAGATTATATCAACATTGAAATTGGCTATGTATCACAATTAACACAGGCATAAAATGGCACAAGGAGTATTGGTAAATGGTGTGAGTTACGATTGGGGCAGCATTCAATTAGTTTTGTTTGGATTTCCAATTGTTGGCATCACGGCCATTTCCTACAACAAAAAACAAGAGAAAGAAAATCTGTATGGTGCAGGGTATAAGCCAACATCACGCGGATATGGCAAAGTGGAATATGAGGGCAGCATTACTCTGTACACAGAGGAATGGAAAAGAATCATTGCCGCAGCACCAAACCGCGAGCCATTGGAGATTGCACCATTCCCCATCACGGTTGTGTTGGGAACATCCGGCAGGAACACACCGACCACAGACAGATTGATTGCCTGTGAATTTCTCGAAAATCCATTAGATTCAGCGCAGGGAGACACAAGTATTATGGTCGAAATCCCCATCATTATCGGAGAGATTTTGAGATAAATTGTCAATGGGGAGACAATGGGCGCAAGCCTGCACAATGGCCGGATTTCCGGTCATTTGTGCTATATGAAAAAACTTTTTTATATTTGTTTCATGACAACATTATCCAAAATCAAAGCAGCGATGAAACCCGGCCAAGTTGGGTGGACATTCGCATCCGACAAATCACCAATGGTGTTGATTTGCGAGCCAACAAACAAGCAGGTGAAAAAATTTACCACAATTACTGATTATGCCGCACCATGTTCAGCGCGAAAAGGCGCAAAGAGGGCAGCATTAAGATTAGGCTACAAATACATAGGTTGTCTGCATTCATAGTGTGGCAGATTATCCAATGTGAATCCCGGCAATTGATTTTGACCGGGATTTTTTTTATAGTTAATTTCTGAAATAATAATCATCGCAAAAATTGGATTATGCCGTATTTTTACAAACATGAATACAAATCCCCAAACAACAGAACAAATGCCACAGAATGCAGAGCAAATTGCGGCAGAATTAGAATTTAAGTATCAGGCCATTCAACCCGGAACAAAAATTGGATTTTGGCAGATAGAACGCGAGGATGGAACATTGAATGTTTTTTTTAAGCATCCATCACGAATGCTAAAGATGATTTTTTTTGATGCCATGCAGACAAAGAGTAATTCATTAGCGGCACAGGATTTTTTGAAAGCCTGCATCATACCGGAAAATCATCCGGATGTATTGGATGCCATTGAGCCGAATGGCAAGCCTGAGAATGACACATTGGGAATGACATTGATTTTGAAAGCAAATCAATTGGTTTCCGTGTATGCCTCAGAATTAAAAAAAAAATAGATGAAGCAAAAAAGAATATTGGATGGTATCAAGTTGCAGATGTGTTGGTCAGGCATTATCTGCACATTGATACATCCTGTATTAGTGATGATGAATGGGCAAGATATTATGGGGCATTGGTTAAGGCCGAATTGATAAGTACAAAAAAATGAGTACAGAAAAAGTTACATATGTCATAAGCCTGCAGGATTATTTCACCAAAGGCATACAAGGTGCAACGAGTGCAACGGATAGGTTGAATTCAAGTGTGCAAAGTGTGCAGGGCAGATTGGCCGGGATGGGTAATATGTTGGCAGGTGCATTTTCTGTGTATGCCATGACTGCATTTGGAAATTCGGTTGTAAAGGTTGGTGAGGATTTTGAAGCAATGGAGATTGGATTGTCCACATTGCTGAAAAGTAGTGAGGCAGCAAGAGAGGTATTTAAGAATATCCGCGAGGATGCAAAAACAACACCATTTGATGTTCAGTCATTATTGATGGCTAATCGTGCATTGATTTCATCGGGAATTGAAGCAAAGCAGGCAAGGGAGGATGTTTTGGCATTGGCAAATGCCGTGAGTGCAACCGGAGGTGGAAATGATGAATTGCAAAGGATGGTGGTGAATTTACAACAGATTGCATCCACAGGAAAAGCCACCGGGCAGGATGTGAAGCAGTTTGCCTATGCAGGAATTAACATTTACAAATTATTGGCAGATGCAACTGGAGGAAACACCGAATCTGTGAGAGATATGGAGGTGAGTTATGAATTACTCACAAAGGCATTGAAAGATGCTGCAAAGGCCGGAGGAATGTTTGAGAATGGATTGGGAAAAATGCAGGAAAGTATTAAGACGATGCGGAGTAATTTGGGTGATGCATTTGATGAAATGAAAAATGCATTATTCGTGGCATTCAGACCTGCCATTGAGGGAACAATTGTGGCATTGAATGCTTTTGCATCAGGTGTTAGCAAATTGGTTGATATTACAAAACCCTACATTCCGGTTATCATTGAATTTGGAACAAGTCTTAAAAATACATTAGCACCTGCAGCATACATGGTGTATGGTGTATTCACATCAGTTGTAGGTGTGACATTAACATTGATGGAGATTTACAACAAACTGCCCGGATTCGTTAAAACAATTATTGGTGTTGTGACATCTTTTGCATTGGCAATGTACATGGTGAATAAGGCAGTCATGATTGCAAGGGCAGCGCAAATGGCCTATGCCGCAGCATTATCAGTCACGGCAGCATTGTCAATGAATTGGACTGCATTGGCAGCCGCAGGTGTGGCAGCAGCAGGATTTGCATTGTATGCGGCCAATGAGCAAAGCAAATACAATGACGAATTAAGAAAGACCCAATCATTAACGGATGGCCTGAAAACATCAGGCATGGGTGTGATGGGGCAAGGTGCGAAAACATCGGCAACGGCAGTCACCGGAACACCGGGCGCAAAAGGTGCATCAGCACCAAAAAGCACCGCAAGTAAGCCGACAACAATCAACATAACCATTGGCAAGTTGATTGAAACACAAATTGTAAAAGTCAATCAGGCATCTGCCGAATTCAAGCAAAAGGTGAGCGTCTGCAGTTACAGAGGCATTGATAACAACATTGAATGATTCACAAAGAATTGCAGCACAATGAGTAATCCGGTAATTATTCCACCGCAAAATATTGCACGTTCTGAATTGCAAAAAGCAATAAGGATTACAAGGGCATTTGGGCAGGATAACATTACATCATTAATTTATCAGGCAGGAATGCCACCGGAGGCAGCACCAAAAGACAATAGAGATTTAGGTGTCAGCAAAATGTTGGGCAACATTGTAATGTCCAATCTGCAAATTGAGGGTGACAGATATAACACATTAACGGGTGATGTATCATTTCAAACATTGACATTTGACACAGTTTTATTCAATGTTTCAGGTGCAAAAAACATTGTTGAAACAAATATACAAGGCAAACAAGGTAGTGTATTTGAGTATATCAGCATGGCCAATTATTCTGTGCAAATTCGTGGTGTCATTACTGCACCTTATGGAGTTTATCCGGGTAAACAAACGGCATACAACCAACAGAATAATGTTGATTCGTTAAAGGCAGCATTGGAAGCACCGCAGGCATTAAGGGTTAATTCATGGTATTTGCAGCAATTTAATATTTTCAGATTGGTTGTGATGTCTTATGAATTTCCGCAAAATGAGGGGCAATATTCTGTGCAGCCATTTTTGATTGAGGCAAAAAGTGATTATGATTTCATTGTAAATCTGAAATAATGCTGCAGCTAATTTCGCAAACAACCATTACTCAGCAATCAAATTCTAATTGGCCGGATAGGAATAATATTTTTGAATTTGATTTCCTTTCTGAATTGAATGTAAGCAGCACATGGCAAAATTTAAGTGATACGGCATCATTGGTGATTCCGCGAAATCTTTATTTTATTGATAAAAACGACAAGAAATTTACTTTTAACGGCAAATCAGTTATTGGTGAGCCATCCACATCACCATTAATAATGAAAGGTGATAAAATTAAAATTATGTGTGGATATAGGTATTTTGATGAAACATTGCAGAAGTATGAAAATGAATTAAGGACAAAGTTTGAGGGATGGGTGGCAGAGATTAATCCGGCAAGGCCAATGGAATTATCATTATGTGACAATATGTTTATTCTGCAGGGATTGCCTGCACCAAACAAAACATGGAGGGCATCACAATATACATTGGAAAAAATCATCCGTGAATTGCTATCCGGTACAGGTTTTGAATTGCGGATGAATGACATTATCACAGACATTGGTGATTTTGTGACCGAAAATGAAACTGTTGCAGATGTATTGCAGAGATTAAGAAAGGATTACAAAATTGAATCATGGTTTAGGGGTAATTTTTTAACTTGCTCACCAATTGTTTATTGGCCAAATGATAGGAGGGAACACATATTTGATTTTCAATATAACATAATTGATTACGATTTGAAATATCAAAGAATTGATGATGAGCAGGTAGGCATGGAGGTTTATTCTTATTCCTATGAAAACAACGGCACGAATAAGGATGGCACAACAAAATTGAAAACAAAAAGATTCCAAAGATTTGCAACATACGAGAAAGGAAAGGTTAAGATATACAAAGAAAAACCATCAGGATTTGCCGGAGAAATTAGGACATTAAATTTGTTTCGTACACCGGAAAATAAATTGGAGGATGCAGTCAAAAGGAATTACAACAGAATATTTTATCAAGGTTACATTGGCACAATAACAACATTCGCATTGCCTCACGTTAAACATGGGGATGCAGTTATTTTGCGTAATCCTATCATCCCGGAGATGGCAGGAAAATACATGATTAAAGGTGTTGAACATCAATTTGGCACAGATGGAGGCAGGCAGATATTAACATTGGATATGCGAATTGACACATTAACGGATGCAGAAATCAATGCAGGATTATGAATGAGGCAAGGCAAATAAGCGAGGCAATACAGAGAATTGTCGGGAAAACCGATTTATTGATGATTATTGATTGTGAAGTTGTATCTGTCAATGCATCAGAAAGGATATGTGAGGTAAGAATTATTGATGGCACATCGGCAAACACAATTCCAAATGTATTATTATCTGCAGAGCCAAATGATGGTTTAATCTGCATCCCGGCAATTGGCAGCATGGTAAGGGTTGCATTCAATGACAAGAAACCAAAATTTGTTGTTCAATTTTCTGATTTATCAGAGGCAAGGGTGACCATTGCACAGATGGAATTCATCATCAATGCAAATGGTGTTTTTCATGGTGATGAAACATTTGGAGGTGTTGTGAAAGCAGACAATGTGACCAATTCAGTAAATCAACAATGCAATACAATTATTCAATCATGTATTGCAGCATTTTCCGCATTAAGCGCAATTGATGGTGGTGTATCATTAACTGCATTTAATTCAGGCATTGCAGCATATCAACCAATGGTAAGCATTAACATACAGAATCAAAAATTTAAACATGGCAATTGAGTTTTATGATATTGCAGAGGATGCACAGGACATCATTGCAGAGAATGGTGATTTTGGAATTCAGGCATCCAATAACCAACACATTCAGGATATTGTGGAGGCATTTCCAACGTGGTGGAAAGAATATCCGGCAATGGGATGTTCTGCCCAATTGTACATGAGCAGCAATCAGGCATCACAGACATTTCAAAGAGTTATCACAGAGCAATTGCAGATTGATGGGTATTCTGACATCCTTATCAGGCCAATTATTGTGGATAATGATTATGAATATCAAATCACGGCAATCAGGGAATAATGGCAAGTTATAGGGTATTGGATGGAATGAGCATATTTGATGTTGCCATTAATACATATGGCAATGCATCCTTTGCCGTTCAATTATTGCAGGATAATCCAACAATATTTCCCGATTGGAATACATCCATTCCGGGTGATGTTTTTTTTGATGAAACACAAATTGTAAAAATTGTTCCGGGAATTCAATTGACTGCAGATGCAGTTGATGATGGGCAGAGAAGTATTAAAGGAATTGCGAATCAAAGTATTTTTGATGTTGCAATGGTTACTTATGGCACAATTGATAATGTTGTTCAATTGATAAGAGATTCAGATAGTTTGCCTTTATCTTATGTATTGGCAGATGGGCGCACGTTCAATTTTAACTTAAATAATACATCAGACCTTAATCTGTTTATATTTTTGAGCAGGCCGGGAACGGCAGTTGGAGGAACAATTGACATGACAACCAATGTTACAGGCAAGGCATATAAGGATGATTCATACACAAATGGGTATAATTAATCATGGCAATAAGTAGAGCAGCATTAACGGCATTGATTGCAGCAAATATTGCTGATAATACATCAGAGGCAATCACACCTGCATTGCATAGAGCAGTTGAAAATGCATTAAATGATAGCAATGTGAATTGGATTGATGATGTTAAAACAACATTGAACAATAGCAATAATGAAGTTCCAACGAGTGCTGCAGTATTAGGAAACAAGCCTATTAAAAGAGTATTAACATTAGCAGATTGGAATAATTTAATATCATCATCCGGGTTAGTTGCAGGTTATGCATATTTGGTCAATACAGAATATACTGACCCGATTTGGGCATATGAATGGACAGCATTGATGATTGCAGCAAGTGCAAATACAATTGAGCCAATTGCGTTTGCTTATTCACCATCTTTTGTACCTGAGTTTGTCAGAATAAACACGAATGAAGATTTTTCCTCATGGATGTTTTTGGAAACTTGTGGGTTAAATATGTATTTAACGGCAGCACAGGCAAATCAATATGATATTGATGGAAATTCTGTTATTGCACCATTTGCAAGAATCATTGTTGAGATGGGCAGTTCAACAAGATATGAAACAATAATATGGAGGACAGGCACAAGCATTAGTCCAATTGGAAAATCTTTTACAGATGGCGCAGGGTTAGGAAATTTTGTTTTTTTAGATTATGCAAATGATGTTGAATATACTTTAAATCCTTTTGTTACAACAAAATTAATTACAGAAGTTAATTTCCAAACAGGTGGGCAATTTACAATATTGCCTGCACCACCATTAGGATATTTTTGGCTTGTCATTGATGCATCTGCAAAAGTTAATTTTAATACAAATGGATTTGACCCGGCATCAAATGAAATTTATATTAAAAATGATACGGCAGCAATTCCGGTTTGGGAATTATTACAATTAGATACGGTTGTTGCAGGATTTGTAATTTCAAGAGGCAATTTAATAATGAATGCACAACCGCAGGATAATTATATTGAAGCAACGGCATTGGTTGCAGATATTCCAACGGCAGCAGGAGTAACATACGATGGCAATGTTGTATTATATGTGACTGCGCAATTAACACCATTGGCATAATGGCAATATGTATCTGCATAATATGTTGGGTTTTATTCTGCATCTTTGAGGGCAGATTTGAGGCCATATTATGGCATTTATGGGCGAGAAAACCATTGTTTGGATTTAATCCTCACGAAACAAAATTGTTGATATTCCGCAGAGCATCAGTTGTGATTGCAGCATCCATGATTGACCCATTTTTATTGATTGGTCATATATTAGTTTTTTCCTTTGTTCATAATGGTTCAATGTATTCTCACAGAAATGATATTGACCCGGATGTGTATGAAGATAGATGGCAATCTGAGCCATCATCAGAAAGCACATCAATGTTCAATCTAACCTACAATGCCCGATTCATATTGTTTTTATTGGGCATTTTAACCTACGTTTTATGCCTTTGCACATAAATGATTTTGAGGATGCACCGAGAGCAATATTGTCTGTTGCTTTAATAAATTTCGGTTCATATCTTATGAATCATATCAATCCAATCATGGGTACAATTTCACTTTCCTTATCAATCATTTACATTAGTGTAAAGTTGTATAAGGAATTGCGTGATTTTTGGGATAAGCCTGAATGAAAAAACTTTTTAAGTATTTTGGATTCACTGCCAATGGTGGGCAGTATGCATCAGCGCGAAAATTAACTGCATTTGCATTTGTGATTTTTGCGGCATTTCTCCATTGGAAATGTTGCACTATTGACCCGGTTTCATTTTTGATTGCAGATAGTATTGTGATATTGGTTGCATTGGGAATTGTCACGGCAGAGCAGGTTATCACATTGCTGAATAAAAAAGAATCAGAGCCACAACCTGAGGAAAAATGATTGTAAGGATTGCGCCACCAATAATCAAAAAAGCTGATTGGACAATTTCACCATTGGAGATTGATGGCAAGGCAATTGGATATGTTTGTGAGGATGAAATCAGGGAACAAAAGGTGCATGGCGAAACGGCAATATGGCCGGGAATGTACAAATTGCAACAACGTCATTCACCTGCAATGAGTGCTGAATATTATTATGATATTTTGACATTGGAATTGTTGCACAAAAAACAATACAATGCATTAGGAGGAAAGGACAATACTGAATTGTCACGATACAGAGCAAATCATCCAATGATTGAGATTTCAGGCATTTCAGGATTTCAATATGTTATGTTCCATTGGGGAAATACGGATAAAGAATCATTGGGATGCCCATTAGTAGGTGCAAGGATTGGTGTTGTGAATGGCCGTGATGCAGTTGTTCAAAGCAGGGCATTTTATGCACAAAAGTTTTATCCTATTGTTATGAGGCAAATCATGACAGGCAGAGATGTTTTTTGTGTTGTGGATAGGGGTTAGAATTTCCGATAAATGCCAAAGACTGCAGCATTATTGAGCAAATCATATCCTGCATCTAATTTCCATTTTCTTTTGTAATCCAATCCAATCACGGGTTGCACCATCACGGGTGATTGACCTTTCTGAATATATCCTGCCCGGATGCCTCCATAAAAGACAAATGATTGCATTTGAGGTGCAGGGAGGATTGTTTCAATTCGCGTTTCCCGATTGTTTTTAACGGATATTTTTCTGTTTAGTAATGAATTCATGCAGATTGAATCATTGATGGAAATTTCCACATCATTTTCATTTATTGTTTGGGCATAATTTTTTGCCGTGAAAAATCGGGCAATGATTGCTGCAGTATCAATGACATCCGGAATAATGACCTTTGATGAATCAATGTGGAAATTCTGTGTGATGTACCGGGTTGGATAATTGGTGACAATGGTTGTGGTGTCCCGGTGGATGGTTGTGGTGGAGGTGGTGATGTTTTCCCGGCCATTTTTTGCGAGATAATACACGATGATTGCCGTGAGGATATTCCCGGCAAGGATGATGGATATTTGGGATGTTTTCATGAGATTACGCAATAAAAAAACCGATGCCGAGAATTCCCGACATCGGCATCAAAATACACACACGCGAGGTCACCACCACACATGAGAATTGCAAATGTATTTAGATTAATTCTAATTTTTGGCAAAATTAAATGGTTTGATTTTCAGCGAGTTATGGAAAAAAGAAAGTTTTTTTTGTTTGGATGGCTATTTATTAAAAAACTTTTCCCATATTCGCACTATCAAAATCAATCAAAATGAACGCAATCATCAACGTAAAAAAAGGTTCAGCATATGCTCACCTAAATGGCCACACTTTTAAAATCACTGCATTGTATAATACATCAGTGGATTTGGCAATTCCGAATGAAATTGGAAAGGTAATTACCACATCCTTTGGATTTGATGAAATTATCATCTGTGATTTGCAAAATGCAATGCAATCTGCATATGACAGATATAATTGGGATGGAAATACAACATATTTGCATTTCCTCACATATTGTGCAGTAAAAAATTATCAGGTGGATGTTAAATATAATTGCCCGGCATAATTAACCAACGGAGGCGCAAGCCTCCATTTTTTAATCAATCAAAATCACACACAATGTACAAAGAATTATATCTGCATAAATTCGACCGAGATGTCAGAATTTTGGAAAAAACAAAGCCACATCATTATTTGATTGACTGCCCAAAATGCACAGATGGAAATAATTATCATGGCTATTATGGTGACATATCAGAGTGCAATGATGTATCTGAATGCCTGCATTGTGATGGCAATGGTATTGTGGAATATTCCTGCAAAGAGTTGGAATATATCGAATGCGAATGTTGTGGGGATGAATTTGAGGCAGAATATTATTGCACAAAGGCATTGGAGAATAAAGAATAATTGCTATATTTGAATGCCGGAAAACACATCGGAAATGTGTCGGCAAAGTATCGAATGAAAACAAACAATCTTTTTCCCGGTGGAAATGCATGGCCTCACGATACAGGCCTTTCCGATGCATGGATGCCGGGATTTTCTTTTTTATGGCACTAAGAGACCAACCATATTTGCCATTGTATGTTCAGGATTTTTTAACAGATGAAAAACTGAATGAATGCAGCGCATCAGCGCAAGGTGTTTACATCAAAATAATGTGCCTTTTGCACAAATCAGAAACTTATGGTGGACTTTTGCTTAAGCAAAAGTTTAAGCAAAGTGAAAACCAAATCACAAATTTTGCACAATTGTTTGCTCGGTTATTGCCTTTTAATGTGCATGAGATTGAATCTGCATTGAAAGAATTATTGGAGGCAAAGGTGATGTATTTTGATGGAGATTTTTTGTGGCAAAAACGGATGAAAAAAGATGGTGAAATCAGCGAAATCAGAAGTGAGGCAGGAAGTAAAGGAGGCAGAAAATCACAACAAAAGGATGTTAATTTTGATTCAAATTTTGGTAAAGCAAAATCTAAAGCAAAAAGAAAGCAAAATCCTGAATATGAAAGTGAATATGAAAATGATAATGAAATTGAAATTTCAAAAAAAAATAAATCAGAAATAAAACGCGAAATAAATTCAGATTGGCCGGATGAAAAAAAACGCGAATACATCCTGCATCATTATCCATCAGTATTGAAAATGCAGAAACCATTAACTGAGGAACAATTGATGCGATTGTTGGAGGAATTTGGCCGGGATGCAGTACACAAAAAAATGGAGGCATTGGAGAATAAAAAAGATGCCGT